CTCGATAAAAACAATAATGTTTTTCATTCTTTAGATAGATGGAATAAAGATGCTGAATTTTATGAAGATCAACCTGTATTGAGAAGTGCTAAAGGTGTTTGGCCTATTCCAACTGTTATTATCGTAACGAGTAAATTTTTTCGTCGCCCAAGGAAAAAGAAATTGACCACCTTGGAGATGGCAAAGATTTATAACTTTACTTGTCAGTATTGTTTAAATAAATTTAAAATCGCTGATTTAACAATTGATCACATCAACCCCAAAAGTAAAGGGGGAACTGATGATCATGAAAATAGAACATTGGCATGTAAACCTTGCAACACAAGAAAGGCTAGTAAGTTTCCATTTTTTAATGTTAAAAATGAACCAGTTGCTGCGCCAGAAATTCCCGCTTTAATGTTGAACACAAGTAAGGTAAGAGAAGAGTGGGAATATTTTTTGGGTTCTGTGTAAATCTATGTTGACAAAAACACAAATTTGATTAAAATAAAAATTGAGGGTAGTAAACACCAGAAGTTACTAAGGTCCGAAAGGGAGATTGGGTTGAGATAAACCTACTAATTAGAAAGTTTTATATACTTTGCCTTTAGAGGGGTTAAAGGGCTTCATGCCCTGTACTATAATGTAGATGACATGCAGGACTGCGTATGCGGGTGCGTATGGGAATATATTATAGTCGCCTCTCTAACAGGCATCAATTTTCAATCGCGGGGCAGTCAGTAGTGGTGCTGAACTAGTCTCATAAGCTAGGATTCGCTGTGAGTTCGACTCTCACCTCCGCAATTTTTATGGGTAGATACCCAAGTGGCTAAAGGGGGCAGACTGTAAATCTGCTGATGTATGTCTACGTTGGTTCGAATCCAACTCTGCCCACCATTTTCGCGGGATTTGTATAATGGCAATACGCCATCCTTCCAAGTTGGAGTCATCAGTTCGATTCTGATATCCCGCACCAATTTTTCCCTGCCATTGTAGACGACGATTCTACAATGAGCGTAGGCTAAAAGCGGGTTAGCAACCCGATGACTGCTGATCGTAATCCGACGTAAATTAAAGTAGTGCTTGGAGTCGCTACCAAGAGGAAATAGTCACTACGTTCTTAAAATTGTCCAAAGCTTCGCTTGGCCAATTATTCGGTAGTGGGGAAAACACTTTGCGAGAGGGATCATACGGAGATCGCTAGGCCCATAGTCTAGAGTGGAGGTTAAATTCCTTCCCCTCGCAATTCGTATCATGCACGAATGCAAAGACATGACGCAGCTAGGTGTGGTTCCTAGATAGCCACAGCCCTTGGTGAGTGTGACAGCAATCTGTTATGGGCAAATCATTTTCTATGTTTTTTCTATTGTGGTCTTTATCGCCCGAAGTATGTTGGGAAAGCAGATTGGAAATCTCCGACGAGCCTCTACTAGCAGAAAAGTGACAGAAGGATAAACGAGTGGTGTCTTTAAGACCAAAGCTTCTTCAGCAATAGAAAGTATTTTTAACTCCGATTTAGCTCAGTTAGTAGTATTTAAATTTATTAATTTAAGTCTTTTTCTAATAGATGTTTCAGAAACATTTAAAATTTTTGAAATTTTTATATTTGATAAATTTTGTTTCTTTAATTCAAGAAGATCTTTATCTGTGAATTTTCTTTTATTGTTATTATAACAAAGTGTGCAATAATTTGCGCTTGGATCTTTTTGATTACCACAAACACATTTTCTTTTATTAGTTATTATTAATTTTTGCTCTTTTAAAAAATCATCATTAAATTGATAAAAATTTGTTGGTAAATCAACATAATTATTATGCACTTCTCTATGACAATTTGCACAAAGCAAAATACATTTTTTCAATTCTGGTACGACAACATTATCCCAACTTTTTGGATTTGCGCGAATATTTGCTAATCCAATATCTTTTTTAGATGGATCTAAATGATGAAATTCTAAAGATGCATTGCATTTGTTGTAACCGCAAATCTGACAACATCCACCCATACACTTAATCATTTTATCTTTATTATTCTTTCTCCACTCTTTTACTTTTTCTTTACTCATCATGTAATAATAAGTTTTTAAGTTCGAATTTCAAATTAAACTTTGACAAAAAAATATTTTAACATATAATAAAACATAATTTTAATGTAGAGTGGCAGACTAGCAATGCATTCGCCTGTTAAGCGAAACTATGTGGGAGCGTAACCCACCTCTACAGCCATTTTTAGCCGATTTAGCACAGTGGTAGTGCAACTCATTTGTAATGAGTAGGTCGTTGGTTCGAATCCGACAATCGGCTCCATAATTTCCCGCACGTTGGCAGAGAAGTCATGCAGTGGTCTGCAAAACCGCATAGTCCAGAGCGTTACTGGAACGTGCGTCCAAAGGGGAGTTAGCTCAGTGGTAGAGCGTTTCGTTTACACCGAATTTGTCGGGGGTTCGAATCCCTCACTCCCTATTTTTATCTACTTACTTCTTCCCAATCCATTGAGGCGAGAACTTTTGCAGGATTTCCTCCTGTTGCGGTTCCAGCAGAAATAGCTAATGTTAATTCTTGAGCAGCACCAGTTAAACCATTTCTTTCTAATTGGAATTTAAAAAGAGCTTCTTTTAAGATGTCGAGAGTTGCACTTGCTTGATTTGTTTGGCTAATAAATCCTGCGGCAAGTATTCTACCACCAGAAATGGTTGTGGCATCTTTTTTATATTCTACAGCAGAATTTGCTCCAGCAGAAATCCAGTCTCCACTTCCACCACTTGTTGTCCCGTTTGCAATTATTTTCCATTTAAAATTACCAGTTGTTGTTGGTAAAATAGAAAGCGCAGTAAGAATTACTATTGCGTCTAATCTTGTTGACTTTAATTTAATAGTAATTACTGGGTAGTCAGTATTTACCGTTGTTATTAACTCGTAAGGGGCATTGACATCTTGACTTACTGCTTGTTGTAATCCTCTCAATTCATATCCACCTTCTGAAATCACAGAAGAACAAATTTGTTTCAATGTACTGCTGCCAATAGTTGCGGCAGTATTTGCTATTTCATATCTCAGCGGCAAAGAAGCTGTAGTAATATAAGTAGAAGCAATAATATTGGCGTGATGAAAAGTATGACAAAGAATAAATTGTCCATTAATAACAAACCCCATTCTTACAGATCCCACTCCTAACCACTCAAGATCCATCCAAAGAATTTGTGCGTTGGTGAGATCAAGAGTTAATCCTGAAGGACCAGATCCATCAAGTTTATCCCCATTCCAATTAGCTTGTAAAACAGGTGTGTTTACTAAAGAACCTGTTACAACACTTCTTTTTACAAAAGATACACTACTGTCTGCTTGTTCTAAATAGAAACCATTATCAGCACCATAGTAACCAACTCTTTGTCTTAAACCAGTTTTTGCTGGTGACATTACAAAAGTACTTAAATTTAATAATGATTTTCCTGGTTGATAAGCAAAAACTTTTGTTGTTTCTCTAGTAACGAATGAACCAGAAGCGTTTGTTACAGTCAAATCAACCAATCCTTGATTTTGATTAAAAGAACCACTACCACTAACACCACTAGCAGTAGACCAAAGACCATTGTCAGCATACCTATGACTTGAATCAAATAAAGTCAATGGAGAAGAAATTCTCATGCGACCAAACGCATCAAAAGCAGTAGAACTAGCAGAATTGGCAAAACTTAAATCGCTTTGCTCTAAGGGTCTGTACACATCGTTTGCGCGATCATATATACAAGGAATTTGTCCTGCTGTATGCGACAATTGACCAAGATTTTGGAAAGTATAGAGATCTGCCATCCATTTATTTACACTTTTAATTCGAAAACTTTCTGAAATTTATCTTGACCCCAAGTGAATGTGTGTTATACTAATTTCACAGTCGAGAGATTGCAATGGCCGTGTGGTGAAATTGGTAAACACTGCGGACTTAAAATCCGTTGCCTTTATCGGCTTGTCGGTTCGAGTCCGACCACGGCTAGAGACAGAAATCACACTACTTCCACGTAGTCTGTCTTGGATGCTTCTAATTTAGAAGTAACTAAATGTGTGATGATAATTAAAAACGCTTGTGCGCAGAATGGTTAATGCCGCCGACTCATAATCGGTTCGCCTTCGGGGGTTACAGGTTCGAATCCTGTCGGGCGTATTAAATTTTCTACATATTCCATCAGTGACCAGAATCGGTAATGGCCTTTCTTTATAAGGGAGCATGGGTGTGAAAACCCTTTGTGAGTTCAAGTCTCACCTGATGGACCAATTTCTAACAATATGAACAAAAAAGAACAAAAAACAAAACACAAGAAAATTAAACGTCCTGGAGTTCATGCAAAAAGCAAAACTTCTCATTTGAAACAATCTAAAAATTATAGAAAAAAATATAAAGGGCAAGGATAATTTTATTATAATAAGTATTGTTAAATGGGTAGATGACAGAGCGGTTTATTGTGCAGATCTTGAAAATCTGAGAGGGTGATGAATCCTCCGTGGGTTCGAATCCTACTCTACCCGCCAATTTTTAGTGTAATAATCTAAAATAGACAAAACGATGCCTTTACCAAAACCAAAAAATAAAGAAAAGAAGAGCGACTTTATTGGTCGTTGTGTATCTGAAGTAGCAAAAGATCCAAAATTTGAAGATAATAAACAACGTGTCGCAATTTGCTATACTCAATTTGACGAATCAAAATCAGAAGCTTCTATCGTTGGCGAAATCGACGGAGAAGAATTTCTTATTTTTTCAGAGCTAAAAGAAAAAGAGCATAAAGTTGGGATATCACAAGCTCAAGAAATTGATATGAATGCTCCAGAAATGGAACAAGAAACTCCAGAACAAGAACTTCAAGAAACAAATAAAGATCTTTATGAAATGGCAGTTGGTTCAATCACATCAATTAAAGCTCATGCAGATAATATTTTAAATGCCTTGAATGACCTTAAAGTTCAAGAAAATCTTACAGAAACATGGATGCAGGGAAAGCTTGCTATTGCTGAAGATTATTTAGTTACTGTTCATAACTATGTTATGTTCAATAAAGAAAATTAAGGGTGCGATTATTGGTTTCGACATGACGCTTGTCGTGGAATGAGGTTCGATCCCTCACGCATCCACCATTGGTGAGATGGCTGAGTGGTTTAAAGCACTCCCTTGCTAAGGGAACGTAGTAGAAATATTACCAAGGGTTCAAATCCCTTTCTCACCGCCATTTTTTTATTTTTTTTTAAATCTTTTTCGGTGTAAAAAGATACATGGGACCAAGGTTTCTTCAATCTCAAATACATTCTGATTATTCTACAGGTTCAAATACTTGGACTCAGTATAGAAGTGATATTAAATCAATGTATGATTTATCTACTTCTAAAGTAGACTTTAATGATCATCTTATCCGCGAATATAATAGAAAGATTGATGGGCTAAATCAAGAAACAGGATTATATATTGTACCATTTGACGCAGGTTTCAGATTTATTGGAAATAATATTATTTAATTTTTAAAAAATATGCAATTCAAAGGCAAATCAGATCTAGTAAAAAAAGTCCAAAAATCTTTAGGTTTAAAAGTAGATGGAGAAGATGGACCAATGACATGGAATGCAATTTTAAATAAATTAGGTATAGTTTCATCAGATGAAACCGAAACAAAAAAAGGAACTCTTGCCGAAAAACTTGTTGCTTTAGCAAGAAAAGAAGTTGGCGTTGAAGAAATCAATGGAACTAATTGTGGTCCTAGAGTTAATGAATACAAATCTGCTACTTGGTTAGATTCAACAAAGTCGTGGCCATGGTGCGCGGCTTTTATTTGTTGGTTATTTAGGGAAGCTATGAAAGATGGCAAATATAGTTTCAAAAGACCCCAAACAGCAGGTGCATATGATTTTGAAAACTGGTGCAGAGAGCAAGATACACATGTTCTTTTAAAGAAACCTCATGGTGGCGACATTAAAGCGGGGGATGTAGTTATCTTTAATTTTTCTCATATTGGTTTGGCAATTAGTGAACCAGATGAATCTGGTTATGTAACAACTATTGAAGGAAATACAGATGGTCATGGATCAAGAGAAGGTGGCGCAGTATTGATTAAAAAACGTAAACTTTCTTCTATTAGAAGTAGGATAAGAATCATGATTTAGTGTAATCAAAATCATGGATACAGAGAGATCTCTCTTAAAAGAATTTTTAGATGGGGGCTGGATGATTCCTATGATTGGTGCTGGCGCTATGATAGCTAGATTATTAAGCACTGATTCAAAATTAAGTTTAATTGATCAGTTTAAAAAAATTCTTACAGCAGCTATTGCCGCTGGAATCTCTTGGTTTGTTTTAGAGCAAACAGATATATCTTCTTTGTATAAAGCAGTTACTTACGGTATTATAGGTGTGATATCTCCAGAAGTAATTGATGGAATAATAAAATTAGCGAAAAAGTTTTCAGAAAAACCAGAAAAATTTTTCAAAAAATGAATAACAAACTATTAATATTATTAATATGTTGCATAACTAGTTTGTTTATATTAAATGGAGTTTATTTAATAAACGATTTAAAAGAAATTGTTGAATACAACAACAATCTTGCAGTTAAACTTGATCAGTTTAATAATTTTTTGTATATAATTGGCTCTCTAACATTAGTTTTTTTTACATCTTTGTTCGCCAAGAAGAATATTCAAAAAGAAAAAATGAATGATATTTCGAGAATAAAAAAAATTAAATCTCGCGCAATTATTGAAGAAAAAAGTATTTGACAATTGACTTTATTATTGATAATATTTTTTCATGAAAAAAATATTAGTTATTGCATTTGTTTTTTTGATGTCTTTGAAGATCTTGGCAAAAGACGGTAGGCATGTTTTTCCAACTACATGCAATGCATTATCTCTTTCGTCATCTAGCATTTATTCTTATGAAGACGCTATGAATAAATTTTCTAAAACTAAGCCAAATAATTATGTAATTGAATCAATCAATTACTTTAAAAGTAATGGAAAATATTTTGTTCAAGTGCGTTTAAGAAAAATTTGATTTAAATTTCAAAATTAAATTTACTTGAGCTTGCTACAGTAAAATCTACACTAAAAGCACCAGCGGACTCTTCTTTAGGTTCATATCTGTAAATAGTATTTCCATCGCCATCTTTATCAGAAACTCTTTCGAGTACACTAACCAGCTGATCTCCCCATATTTCTAGTGGTTTCACGTCATAAAATTTAAAATTACCAATTTTTTTAAAATTAGGATATGAGGGATCTAAGCCTGGGGGTTTTGAATAAGCTCTAAATGAAGCGGAATATCTAATAACTCTTTCACTCTCTTCTGACTCTTGACCTTCTTGATAATAAAAGAATCCTCCGAAGTTGACAGGAGAAAAATAATATTTGTCTGTTTGTTCAGATTCGTAGGTTTCAGGGTTTATTTTGATAATGTTAAATGCAGCAAAGGGTGTCCCAACAGGCGCTATTTTTTTATCTGTAGCAAAATTATCAATGGTTGTACCAAAACTAAAAGATGCCTCATATGTAGTTACTGGTTGTGCGCCTTGCATTTCTTCTTGACTTGCTTCTTTTTTTATTTGAATAGGATTGGTGCATAAACCTTTAGCTAAAAAATTATCTCCTGTAGCAACTTGACAAGTAGCAGTTACATA